GGGTTTACGGGTTCCTGATTTTTTTTAAAATACAAAAAGGGGAGAGTGGTGGGTCTTGTCTTGTGGTAGAAAGAAGATCACACCCCCACCCCCATAGGAATATGATCTTCCGACCTTGCGGCTCGAAGGGGAAAAAGATAGAATCCACGCCAACGATTTAACGGAAATTTTGCGGTGGTACAGGGAGTCAATTTATGCGGATATTCTTAATGGCCTGTACCAGCGACTTAACACCTTTTCTCGGTTCTGTGAGTGGCAGTTTGCTTTACTGCTTCATGGGATAAAAATACGGTAGGGCCATCGTATTGTCAAGCTATATTTTTGACTCAACGTTGCAATTAGTTTGCAGCATCGTTGCATTTTTTATTATAAACAAAAAAGGTTCCACGTGGAACAATGATGCTAATAAGAAACACTTAGCTATACAGTATTTTTTGCGCCTATACTGGACAATTATAATTTTATTCGTTATTTTTCGGGAAATATTAGCCTATAAATGGATATTTTAAACAACACCCTGCTCGTTCCGCTTAGGGATATTCGCCAGAATCCGAACAATCCAAGGCTCATTAAAGACTTTAAGTTTTCCCAGCTTGTAGATAGTATCTGCGAGTTCCCCAAGATGCTGTACAAACGGCCTATTGTCGTTATCACTGATGAAAATGATAACTATGTAGCCCTTGGCGGCAATATGCGGCTCAAAGCCATCCCTGCTGCACTCAAAAGACTAAAGGCCAATATCAGCCTTTACCCCGACCAGGCCGAGCAATGGATTGAAAATATCAGGTTGCTGGAAAAAGGCGTGCCCATCGTGCTTGCCGATGATTGGACACAGGACGAACGGGATGAATTTATCATTAAAGACAATATCAGCTACGGGGAACACGATTGGAGCCTGCTTGCAAACGCCTGGGACACAACAAAACTGGTGCATTGGGGCATTGATATACCGGATATACAGATCGAAGTGCCAAAACAGGCCGAAGAAGATGAACCCGATATACCCCTGCCGGAAAAACCCGTGTCACAGGCCGGTGATCTATATGAATTAAACGGCCACCGTGTAATCTGCGGCGACAGCCGGGATATGGCTATCGGTCAACTGCTGCTGGGTGATGAAGATGCCAACCTCTCCTTTACCTCACCGCCTTATTGGGTGGGTAAAGACTACGAAACCGAGAAAAACGAAGCCGAAATAGACGATTTTATACAAGATATCGCCAACCAGCTTGTAGCCTGCACAGAAAAAGACAATGGCCGTATCGTAATTAACACAGGCACTTCATCTATCAACCGTATTGACCATAAACGCAAAGTGGAAATCCTGCCGCTGATAGATAAATGGGCCACGGCACTGAGGAAAACAAACTGGCTCCTGCGCCATCTGAGGATTTGGGTAAAACGTGGACAGTTACCGGCTTCCATTTCACCAAAAACGGACGTGATTGACCAGCACAATGAGTATATCGCCACTTTTGAAAAAGAATACAGCCAGGTTCTGACCTACTGGAACCCCGATGGAGACCAGCGTGGACAGGAAAGAATCGGCACTCCATGGGCTCAGCAGGGCGTTTGGGATGATGTGCATGGTGAAAAATCTGCAGAAGGCCGCCACAACGCGGCTTTCCCCGTAGAAATACCGTTTAGGAACATCCTGCTTTATACAAAAAGAAAGGAAATCGTCTTTGACTGCTTTGGCGGTTCAGGCACCACCCTGATTGCCTGTGAACAAACCGACAGGCGGGCAAGACTGATTGAAATCAGCCCCGCCTACGTGGATGTAATCGTAATCAGGTGGGCACTCTGGATGAAAACACACGGCAAACCCTATACAATTAAACTCAACGGACAGATCATGAATCCCGTATTTGAATAAAGCGTAACTATGGAAAAAAATGATGTAAAAACATTCATGGAAGACCCCGAGATCAGTGAGCAGATCAGGCCGGAAGACCTGCCGCTTAAAAAACGCATCTTTTACGCCTCCATGATAAAAACCTTTGGCAATGTCAGCCAGTCCTGCATGATAGCGGGCATCAAGAGGGCTACCTACCGCAAATGGCTCAAAGAAGACCCCGCTTTTTATGAACTCATTGAAGGCGGCGACTTTGAAGAAAGACTGCTGGACTTTGCCGAATCCAAACTCGTAAGCAAACTCAATGACGGCGATATTATAGCCATCCTCTTTACCCTGAAAACCAAGGGAAAACGCAGGGGCTATATCGAAGGCAACAATGTGCCGCCAAAAGAAAATATGAACAAGATACCTACATGGTTTGACGCACCACCCAAGGAAATCCCCGCTTCCAAAGACACAAGATTTATCGAAGATGCCATCATAACAGAAGAAACAAAAAATGATCAGTCAGGAAAAATGGACGCGTAAGCAGCCAAAAGCCTATTATGATATAAAAGAATCGGGGGATAAAAGAATCATTATCAACCAGGGCGGCGCCCGCTCGGGAAAGACCTATTCCATTATCCAGACGCTTTGCGAATTCTGTAAGATCAACCATGATAAAAACCTTGTCATTTCCATTGTGCGAAAAACCCTGCCCGCACTGAAAGGCTCTGCCTACCGGGATTTTATTGAAATACTGGAAAAGGAAAACTGGTATGATGAACGAATGCACAACAAAAGCGACATGACCTACAAACTCTTTGGCAATACCATCGAATTTCTGGCCATCGACCAGCCGCAGAAAGTCAGGGGCCGCAAACGCCATATCTGCTTTATCAACGAAGCCAATGAACTGACTTATGAAGAGTTCTTCCAGTTAAATATCAGAACGATCTATAAAATCATTATCGACTTTAACCCATCAGACGAATTTTCCTGGATTTATGACCTCGAAGAAAGAAACGATACCATCCTGCATGTCAGCAATTACCGCCACAATCCCTACCTCGATGAAGCCCTTGTCAATGAAATCGAAATGCTGGAACGCTCCGATCCCGATTACTGGAATGTGTTTGGCCTTGGACTCAGGGGCAGGGCCCGTGACCTTGTTTATACCCACTATAAAATAGTGGACGAAATGCCCGGAATTGGAGACTATTGCTATGGTCAGGATTTTGGCTACAATGTGGCTTCCGCATTATTAAAAGTGGAATTTCTCGAGGACAGCGTATATTGGGATGAAATTATATACGCTCCAAAGCTGATCACCGCTGACCTTATCGACCTCTACGACCAAAGAGGGGTGCTTCCCTACGATCCCATTTACTGTGATAGTGCGGCCCCGGATTCCATTGAAGAACTGAACCGTGCAGGTTTTAATGCCATGAAATCCATTAAGGATGTCTATGAAGGTATCTCGAAGGTAAAATCGAGACCCCTTTTTATAACCAGCCGGAGTGTCAACCTGATCAAAGAATTGAGCAACTATAAATACAAGGTGGATATAAAAACCGGCAGGACAACAGAGGAACCGCTGAAATACAACGACCACGCCTGCGATGCCGGCAGGTATGCCACTTACACCCATTCGACCAGACCTAAACGTCTTAAATCATATTCAACCTAAAAGAAATGATAATAGAATCTGCTGGACAACTGCTGGATATACTCGTAAAAAGACCAAATAAAAAGCTGATTGACTTTGGCCGTGATCAGCGAAAGCGGGTAAGGATGCATATGTATGGCATCGGCATGGAAGAACACCTGACCATGATTAAGGGCTTTGAACGTCCATGGCTAAAACAGGTCCGGACCAAATATGTGCAATCAAATAAAGACCTTTTTGCCCGGCTTATGAAGCCCATTACAAAAGTGTTTACGGCAAGGGGCGGCTCTTCCTACTACAACCTCAGTGGTAATGAAAACGAAATGGCCGCCACATTCGACAGTAATATCTTTCCTGGTATTTCGACAAAAAAATGGCTCGAAATGCACTGGAAAACCCGGATGATTGACGATCCGATGGGCCTGCTGTTTATGGAAATTGACTCTGCAGGCAATACCTACCCAACCTATAAATCCATCGAAGACATCGTTGAATATAAACTCAGTGAGGGCCGTGTGGAATACGTGGTCTTTAGTGTGGACAATCAGACAAAAAAAGCGCTGGGTGTTGAAAATGAAGCCGCCGTCTACAGGGTGGTGGATGATATGTTCGACAAGATTGTCGTGGTAAAAGACACTACCACCATTTTTGAGATTCCGGGCCAGACCTTCCTGAATTATTTTGGCTATGTGCCGGCCATGACGAATTCATATGTGCCCAACCCTGACGGAGATGGGTTTGTAACCCCTTTTTATTGGGTGCTTGATCTGGCCGACCAATACCTGCTGAAAATCTCTATCCGTATCACCCACGAATTCCTGCATGGCTTCCCCAAGTACTTTGAGTATGCCGATGATTGCCTTGAATGTCTTGGATCCGGTAAGATAAGGGGGAAGAACTGTACTCATTGCAAAGGAACCGGCAAAAAAATAATGACCGCTGTCAGCGATGTAAAGCTGCTGGAATGGCCCACCGAAAAAGGCGGCGGCCTGATCAAGGGAGCCCCCGGTGGTTATATCGAACCCTCCAAAATATTTTGGGAAATCGCCTCCAACGGACTGCTGGAACTCGAAGAAAGGATCAATAAAACATTGTGGGGATCACATACCAGCACAAAGCTAAAGCCAGGCGTTGGCTTGTCTGCAGGCCCCAACGGGATTGTAACAGCCACGGAAGTCATTGATAACAAACAACCGGAAATTGACGCGCTAAACGAGATCAGCGATGCCGCAGAAAAAAGAGATAAGTTTATCGTGGACAGCGTCGTGACCATAAAAATGAATAAGAGGGGCTATAGCGCCGGTGGTGGTTGCTCAAAGACTTATGGCCGCAGGTTTTTGATGGAAGAACCGGATGCACTCCTGCTGCGTTACACGGATGCCCGCAAACAGGGGGTTTCACCGATGATCCTCTTTGGCCTTTATGAACAATACATAGAAGCCAGGTACCAGTCGGACGGGGTTTCGCTATCCTTGCACAAAAAGATGATGAAGGTGGAACCCTTTATGCATTATACGCTTACCGAACTGAAATTGAACGGAGCCACACCCGAAGATATCCGCAGAAAAATATTTTATGGCGAATGGTTGGCGCAAATAAGCAATAACAACCTTATCTTAGCATCCATTAGTCAACTGCAGGCGCAGTTTGAAGCATTTGTAAGTACAAAACCGCTACCCGTTGAAGAAGAAAAAGAGGTTAAGCCTGCTGCTTCATTAAACTAAAAACAAAACAACCATGAATTACATGCGTAAAAAATCGGCGGTCACCAATTATGGACACCTGCTGAACAGTGACTTTTCAAACCAGGACGAGGTCAAGGCTGCACTCGCCCAAGACCCTCTTCACTTTGAAAAAGATGAAATCGACGAAATCATCATGGAGATGATTGATCCAACCCCGAAAAAAGAAAAGGCCGATAAAAAAGAAACGCAAGACACCAAAAATGAAACGCCTGTAGAAGAAGTGGTCCAGCCGCCGCAAGCCAGGAAAAAACCTGAGCCCACCGATCAGCCGACCATGCGTACCGGAAGACTAAAGCATTATTACAAACACAAGGTAAAGCAGGTATATGAAACCATCGTGCTTCGTGGCCGCAAAGAAGATATTTTAAAGGGATTCAAAAAGGAAGGAGTCTGTTTGCAGGTAACACAGATCGAAGAAAAACACGCCGATATTTTAAACCAGCAGGTGCCCAACACCATGTATTACTACTTTGCCGAGGGTGAAGACGACTTCCTGCCTGCAGAAAACTTCTTTTAATGCCGCGTTCCGGAGAGGTACATATTATCTATAAAAACGAGCAGGACGACCAAAAACGTGTGGTTGTGCCTTTCCGGTTCCGGAATTTTATCTGGCTTGTCAAAATACTGCTAACAGCTTACAAGACAAGATGCCATCTCATAAAAATTGTATTCGATAAAAAACTACCAAATGGCAAACCTGACAGTCAGCATAGAAATTGATGATGCGGAACTCGATAAGGCTATCGGGTTTGTTTATTCGGGAGCAAAAGACGAAAGAGTGCTGGCCGCCATCAAACAGGAATACTTTAAAAGCCAGATCAGTATTGATTTAACAAAATTGCAAAATCAGGACGAGCGTAATTATCATACAAACGGACTGGTGGCAATATTGGTTTCACTGCAAAACGAATAAAATGATCTGGCACGTTGCCCCTATAAATGATATTAAAGAACACGAAATGGGGTTTGAATGCACCTGCGATTGCGGGGTATCCGTACAAGAAGTAGACGGTGATCTGATCTGTGTTCATTCGTCCTACGATGGCCGGGAGGCAGTAGAATGGACTAAAGAAATTATAAACATAAAATAACCACTCATGGCACTTCCAAAAAAAACCTTACAACAAATTGCGCAGTATCTGAAAATAAAAGAAACCGAACTCGAAACTGC